CCCCGGACCAGCATTGGCTACTGCAATTGCCGACTGTGCAAGCAAGTAGAATCCTGCGCTGATCGCCAGCACTCCAACGCCCATCATCATAAAAGCCTTGGCAGACGCTACCATTTTCTTCGCACTACCGCCGCTGGATTTTCCAACCGCCTCCTGGCCTTTTGAAACACCAAATAGCCCAGGTGCGATTTTCCCGAGTCCAGCCTTTGCCAGCCCTCCAACAGCTCCTGTAAATGCGCCAACAAATGGTGCTACAGCCTTAACGATTTTAAAGCCTTTATATGCAATCAAGAGTTTCGGAAGTGCCACCGCTACTTTTGCAATCGCGTCCGAATGTTTTTCCAAAAATCCCGAAACTGCTACAATTCCATCTTTGACTTCTCCCAAAGTGGTAGAGAAATTTTCAATACTTTCTGTGCTGCCAAAAGAACCTGAAAGCTTCTTGATATCTCCTATGATCGCCCCAGCCGCATCGCCCAGCGCCGTTCCCGCTTCCAATGCGTCCGTTTTGAAAATATCCCAATATGGTTTTGCTTTCTCAACCATTGATTCTATTTTATCGACAGCCTTTTCGATCCCTTTTCCGCTGGCAAGCTTTTCATCAATTTTTCCAACCGTCTCAGTTGCGATGCCAACCAAACCTCTCATTTTTCCGCCAACCTGGTTGAATGCAGTAATTCCAAGTCCTTCCATAACAGACTGCAGTTTCACGACATCATGATGAAGATTATCCATTTTGATCTCTGCCATTTCTTTGGCTGCACCGTCACTGTTATAAATGGCATTGGTTAACTTGTCAAAATCCTCTGGTGCCGCACTCACGATTGAAAGCAGACCTGACATACCCTCTTTTCCAGCTAACGTAGCAGCGTATTTGGCCTTTAACGCTCCCTCTGCTCCATAAGCCTTTTCCGTTAAATCTGCTAATGCTTCATTATACTTCTTTTCTGTCAGCTCTCCATTGGCATACTTTTCGTCAAGTTTTGCAAGGTTCTCTTGGAACTGATCCATTGGCATTTTGCATTGTCCAAATGCACCGCGCAGATCGGTTACAATGTCCATCAGAGACTTCATCGAGCCATCACCATTCTGCAACGATATGCCCAAATAATCCATTGCGTCACTGATATCATCTGTTGGCTTGGCAAGATTTGTCAGGATAGTTCGAAGGCTGCTACCAGCCATACTGCTTTTCAACCCTGACGACGCCATGAGTCCGAGGGCAATGGCTGTATCTTCTACGCTGTATCCTAACGATCCAGCTACGGGAGCCGCATATTTAAAAGATTCGCCCAGCATAGCAACATTGGTATTGGAATTTGCCGAAGCTGCTGCCAGAACATCAGCAAAATGTGAAGCGTTGGAGACTTCTTTTGTAAAACCATCTTTGATAATTTTGGTGGTACCATCCGCCGATAAACCGAAAGCTGTCATAGCATCTGTTACGATGTCGGAAACGCCAGCCAAATCTTCTCCCGATGCAGCGGCCAGATCCATTACGCCTTCGATTCCATTTAACATATCCTCCGTTTTCCAGCCGGCCATTGCCATGTACTCCATCGCAGAAGCTGTCTCACTTGCGGTGTACTGTGTGATTTTTCCGAGCTGTTTCGCCTTTTTAGATAGCCGATCGAAGTCAGATCCTGTAGCCCCGGAAATAGCTGCTACAGATGACATAGCATTCTCAAAATTCGCACCAGCGCTTATTGCTCCTGTAGTCAGACTTTTTAATCCACTTCCGACTGCCGATACTGCCTTGGATCCGATCGCCGCCATAGCGCCGAATCCAATTCCACTTGTAAGCGTATTTTTCAGATTTTCAGCATAACTGCTGCATGATTTCATCATTGAGGAGAAGTTCTTATCTTCCGCGCACAAAACCGCCTTTACGCTATAAGATTCTGCCATCTGTTCACTCCCCTCTCTTTAGCAATTTGGATATTCCAGCGAATCGTGGATCACTCTTTTTATGCTTCTTTTCCTTCACATTTCTTAATTCTTTTTCATAGTCAAAGAAATTCCGGAACCTTTTATATACTGGCACTGTTTTCTTGCCGGATTTTTTTTGCGCTTGGGCCGCAAAATTCAGAAAGGCCTGCCGATGTGCCCTGTATTCGTCGTCTACTATTCGATATCTCAGCGCTTCCATCATAATTTCGTACTGTGCAATCGTCAGACGATCAACCTGCTCAAACGATGTGAATCCCAGATACCGGAAGCAACTGATTGCAACTTCCCGGTATTGTTCTTCAAAACTCACCTCTTCATGGGATATGTCACCTACTTCTTCGCTTTTTCTTCCTCGATCGTCTTCTCGAGATTCTGGACGCATTTCTTCGTAGCATTTGCATTCTTTAAGAAACCCATCGTATCTTCGAAGAGCTGATTGATATCGGTATCCGGATCATCAATATATTCATCCAGAATTTCTGTAGTTGCTCTCGGATTCTGCCCTTTATTAGCTACGAGTAACAGATCCTCAAGAGCCTCTACATCTCCGTCCATGATCCCTGCCACAGCGTATCTCAGGCCAATATTCTTCTTGGCATCTTTTACTCCGTCTACCGGCATGCTTACTTTCTTGTTCATTTCTCTCATGAATCCCATGCCAAAATTAAACTGATACACCTGTCCGTTGATTGTAAGTTCCATATCGTTTTTCTCCTTTACTATTCAAAAAGAGGACGATTTCTCGCCCTCAACACTTTTACGCTCCTGTTTTTGTCGTATCTGTAAATACGTAAGCTGCTATTTCCTGCTGCGCGGTCGTTACGGTTACATCACCTTTCTGACCGGTTCCATTGACACCAAAGGTAAGAGACACCTCCACCATATCTTCGGCGTTTGAAGTCTTTTCTACCTCCGTCACATAGCCCTGGAAGTATTTTCCTTTAAATTTATTGCTTCCGCCGGATGCTGGATCATCCAGATTTGCTTCCCAGATCTCGACCAGTTCATCATTGATCATGGCATCTTCAAGAGAGTCGATCAGTGTGTCGCCCTTGGCAAGAATACTGGTTGCCGTAATCTCAACCTCGGCTGCTCCCGGGGTACGGATCGTGCCATCCTTTGTCTCTGTGGTATCGGCATCCTTGCTTGTCGTTCTGCCGTTCTCTGTCGTAAACGCTAATGCTGTAGCTGCATTTTTAGCCGCATCTTTTTTAAGGCGGTACAGATAAACGATCTTTTTACCACGTACCGCATCTGCGAATAACTGTAAATCAATTGTTTTTCCCATGCTGTTCTCCTAACTAAATAAAAAAGTCACTTCCACGATACCGTGAAGAAGTGGCTGGTTGGTGGTTGTGTCCGGCAATATTCTCTGATTTAAGTCCTGCACGGACCAGGAAAAGTTGCCGGTATGTTCCAGATGTCTGCAAACCTGCTTGATCTGCAGAAGCATCTGCGAAACTGTGCCGCGCTGCCGCGGATTGTCGTGCCAAACGTGGATTGTCTGACTTACAGTGCCGAATACAGCCGTTTTGTTGGCCCGATCATTCAAGTCACTGTCCGCCAGATAGATAAACGGGTATGGCGTACCTTCCGGCGGTAAAAACGTGTCATACACACCGTCTGGATACTGTTTTTTTAATTCCAGAAGCAACGCACTGAATAATTCCTGCTGTGGGTCCATGATGTCACCTCGTAAGCTTTTTCAAATCGGATTTGAACTTCTCTTTCTGCGCTGTGTAGGAAGGACGCATATATGGCTGTGCACTCATGTACCGAGTTCCATACTCCACGTATGCCGCATATTCTGCTGTTGGCTCCACTACAGCCGTAAGACCGCCATCTCGGATCTCAAGACCAATACTCCGTTTCAGTGTACCGGTATCCACTGGCGCTTTTCTCTGTGACGCCTCCTGCAAAGCTTTTCCGTTTTCCTTTACCACCCGCTTAATATCACTCATCTGCACGTTTTTCTTCAATTTGACCTGCAGTTTCTCCATTCCTTCCAGCTTGATTTTCGGCATCAGACCACCTCCGACAGAATAAAAGTCTGTTTCACGCGAAGTTTCCGCGTATAGTCCACTCTATAGGTTGTGTTCCCGATCCGGATCCGGTCAAACGGCTTCTGGTAATGATTTTGAAGCTGTACGGTCACGCTGCCCTGACGGATTCCTCCGTATACGATCTGCATGATCTCTGCCCTCGTATCCATCACAGAAGCCATTTTCTGCACCTCTGTGACCTGGTCTGCAGCATAGTTTCCGGTTTTCGAATCATATTCGCCCGGCAGGACCCGTTGGAAGAAAACTGGTGTATCATATCTCACAGAAACTTTACCTTTCCCTTTCTTGCCTCCCGCTGGCTGTCCAGATAGGACTGAATATCATCCATGTACCCGGCAAAATCATTTTCTGACCAGGAAAGGCTTTCGCCCTCAACACTGTGAGAGGAGAGTCCTTCCGAGCCGATCCGGTTGAATCGAATGACTGAAACATCCAATATGATGTATTCCATCTCTTCCGGCGGCTCCAGACCGCCAAGAAGAAATTTCAGCCGCTGTTTTGTGGCATTCAGAATCAGCTGTAACTGCTGTTCTGTCTTTTTGTCTGTATCTTCCAGTCCAAGAAGCAGTTTCAGATCTTCGATCATAGGCTGCCTCCTACTCTGCCAAGGAATCTACTGCCTTATTCTTGCTTTTCCCTTTGCCTGCCTTTTCCGGCTCCACCAGCTCGATCAGCGGGATACCACGCAGATTTTCAGCAGATGCAAGCTCTGCCAGTCGGGCTTCGGATACCTTAAGCCCCTCACGCGGGAAGATATCGCCTGTTCTGTATTCATGGTCATCGTCCTGCAAATCAGTAAAATACTCGATTACTCTGTACATATACCATCACCCTTTCTCAGCTTTTCACAGCTACTGTTACGTCGCCAGAACGAACTGCTTTGTAGTTCTGGTCGCACTCAACCAATGTGATATGATGGCCAGCGGTAGATGCGATCTCGGATTCTCCATCCCATTTGCTCCAGTTTTTCACATCATCGCCGTATTTTACCGCGGTCGCAGATGCTGCATCTTTGTACTTCCAGCAGTTTTTCATAGACATCAGCTGCTCTTTTACGGAAATCTTTGTTTTTCCTGTCTCAGATCCTTCTGCCGCCGTTACGGTCAGTTTTCCGAGAGTCTGTGTATCTGCTCCACCGACGGAAATATAGGCGATAGCGTCCAGGTATTCGCAGAATAAGCGCAGACCCATAATGGCGTACAGATCCGAAATGGCTCTCTCATAGGTGCCCTGTGCATGGAAGCCGATGAAGTGAGTGGTTGGGTCTGTCGTGTAGCTGAGGCCTGCCTTTACGAACTCAGAATCGCCCGGATCGATATAATATCCGACGATGTTGTTGAGTGGAGTAGCGATGACGACGTTTTCCGGAATTTCAGAGCTTACGAACACGACATCAGCGCCAAGAAATTTCTTCATGTACTCAAAGCCGAACGCCGTCTGCAGTGTGATGTCCGCAGCGCCGACGTATTTGTATACATCCAGTGTATTCACCCACACTGCTACGCCCGTAGCCGTTCTTCTCATCTTTTTGAATTTATCTTTGACTTTTCCAATTGCCATAGCAACTGCCATCTGCCAGGTACTTTCATGGCCGGTCAGAGAACCTGCTTTCAGCTGTGCATACAGCTTGTCCATAACAACGTTCTGCAGATCAGTTTTAAACTCTTCATCAGTGTCCTGTACTGCGGCATCGTATCCCTTTTCTGCGATTGCCTCCAGGGTAACACCTTTGCGGTATTTGCTGATTTTGATGGTGTCGAACGGGATCTCTTCCACAGCGTACTGAGAGTACGGGATTTCTTCGCCCTCTGCGACCTCACCGGACTGCAGGGTTCCTGTTACCTTTTTTGTCTTTAAAACAGTATTGTTATCTTTCTTGATCATTCGGATAATGCCCAGGACATCAAGCAGCGCCTGAATGTTTTTGCCGAAAGATGTTACAAAGTCAATCTCGCGGGCCTTTACCTGGATCTGTGCCTGCCCCGTCATGTTATCCGGTGCTGCAAACACCTGCAGCCCTAATTTTCCAATTTTATGCATGTGTATTCCTCCTACTGAAATAATGCGATGTTTTCCGCAATCAGCCGCTGCCGCTCAATCGGGTTGCTGATTGCAAGAATCTGTTCTTTTGTCACAGCGCCCTTTCCGCCGGATCCGCCCTTTGGTGCATTTCCTTTCAGGGCGTCTTTTACGGCAGCCTGTACTGCATCCTTGTACATCTTCGCGAAAGCTTCAACTGCCGTCTTGGTGTCTTCAGCGCTTTCTGATACCAGATGTGCCAGAAGTTCATCCGGGATGTTGATTTCCTCATCTGCCAGCATCTTTCTGGCTGTCTTTGACATCTCCGAAAGTGCGTTCTGCCGTTTCAGATCCGCCAGTTCTTTCTCCAGCTTTCGGGTTTTGTACTCCGATTTCTCTTCTTTTGTCATCTTTGCGAGCTTTTCCGCCTCTGAAAGCTTGTCATCAGTCAGTGCCTGCCACTTTTCCTGTGCTTTGGTCACTGCTGTGTTTACCGCTTTCTGGACCCTGCGGTCGAACTCTGCTTGATTCTCTGCCTGCCCAAGAAAATCGTCAAATGACATCTCATTGCCGCCATCTCCAGAACCTGCTCCAGCTCCGTCCTCGTTTCCGTCTCCGGCTCCGCTACCGTCTCCTTCGCCGTCTGCAAATACCTGCAGGTTAATCATTGGGATTCTCCAATGATAATGGTTGTTTTTGTACTTCATTATTTTTCGGTCCTTTCTGCCCCGTCCCGTTCTGTAATAGCCCCGTGCCGTTGCTCCAGAATCATAG